GTAGAAGTTGTTTAACGCTTCTAACTGTTGATGGGTCTTCACCTGTAACAATAGTGTTAAAGTTCATAACTCTTTTATCACCAAAGTTATTCATGATTTGAGTAGTTGCAATTAATTTTGCAGCTTCATAAGAACCTTGTGAGAAAACTGGGTTACCAGTAACAATGTTGTTATAAGTTGAAGATGAGAAAGCCAATTCGTGAACAGCGCTCAAAAGAGCAAGTCCGTCACCTACTGTAGTTGCTACAGTTTGACCATTTCTGTCTGTATAACTTGTTGCATTAGCAAAAGTTAATCTGTGAGTTAAATCCAAGTCTTTCTTTCTTTCACAAAAACCAGTAAGTCCAGTGATTAAAGTTTGGATTTCTGAATATCTTTGATCATTTCTCATTTCGATAGTAACATCGATTTCTTTTGAGAAAGTTCTAGCATTCATGTCTTTGAAGTACCCAACACCAACTTTTGATTTTTGACTGTTAGATCCTTCACCCTTAAAGTCTGCAAAAGTTTCAACGTCGATTTCGTTGTATCTTTTTGAGCTACCATTTCCTGATCCAACTGGTTCAGGGATAAATAATTGTTCAGCATTCTTTATTGGGAATTCGTTTGTTTTTACCCACTTTCTTCTAACCAAATCAGTCATTTCTTCGAAAGTGATAGTATTTTGTAGAGTGCCCTCTAAACCTGGGTTTCTACTATTAACATTACTCATAAATTTTTGATTTAATTAATAATTAAGTGGTTGCAACATTTACAACAGTTGCACGAGCGTTCAATTTAAATAGACCTTTTGTAGCTGAAATAAATCCAACACAAAGAACCACATTCTTTGACTGATTACCAACGTCAACAATCGCTGCTGTAGAAAGATCATAAAATCCTCCAATCATTGCAGCTGTTAATGTTCCAGTAACGGTTGCTTCAAAAATGTCGTTGTCATCATAGATGTCAACTGGCACCATACCGGCAGTTGTGTATTTGTCATCTGAAGAAGTGATTGTCTCTAAGATAACACCTGCGTGATTACCTGATGTTGCATCAGCTGGGATTACAGCTCCTGACAAATCAAAGTATTGCAATGTGTTGTTGGCGTAAGCCTGTGATGTAGTATTTGGAAAATACTCAATATTTGGCTTTCCGCTTTTTCTAATAATTGACATAATTATTATTATTAAATTAATTATGACAATTCCTTTTTCGTTTTGTCAGTGGTGTCTTCCACGTAAGAATCGTAGTTTTTACAGGGTTGCTGTCCCGAGTTTGTCTCACTACTCCATAAGAGGATTAGGATTGGATGGCCAATTAGTTTGGCCACCCTTATTCTTATTCCCTTATTTCTTTTTTAGTGATTCCATTAATTTTGCGTGCATGTCTTCCATTGTTACATCCATAAAGTCTTTTCCAAAAAAGTTTTCTTGGATAGCGTCATATGACATACTTAAAGAATCTATTGTTCTTTCCTTTACCTGTTCCATCCCTTGCAAGACTAACGAGAATATAAACTCTCTGTCTGCATATAGCATGTTGGCATTCTTCATCTCTTCTAACACCTTATTAGATAGGTTTATGTAGCATACTTTAACCTCTGGTTTAATTACTCCATTCTTATCATTAATGTCTCCCATCTCGATAGATTCTGTCCCAAGCAAATTAAGCACCTTCTTGGCAAGAGGCACACATCTAGCTAACCTCTCTTCATGACTCTCGAATTGTTGTTTCTCTATTTTCTTTAATTGTTTATTTACATTCATAGGATTACATGTTTAAAGCCTTTTCATTAATAATAAATTTCTTGCCTTTAAGCTTCCCATCCATTATCTCTATATCAAACAACTTCTCTGACATTTCAACTTTCAACTCAACAGGAGAAGACATAAATGATTTCTTCTCAACTGGGTTTGGGTTCTGTGAATCGAAAACTCCATGTGATATACTTTTATCTATTACCTTATTAACTCTAATTAATCTTACTTTAGCTTGATCAGTATTGTTCAAGAAATCAAGATAGTCCTTGCTACCAAAGTCTTTCTCTTTATTATCTCCCTCATCACAGATTATGTGAGCAAATTGTTTAGTCTCTTTGCCTGCCGCACCTTGCATTTCTTTTGAACTAAAATTTCTTATATCTACTACTGGCATATCTTCATATACTCTTATATCAGCAGTTCTTTGACCTTCTACAACTTTCTCTGGTTTCTTTATTGTATTCCCATCTCTTATGGCTTTGACCTCGGCAACTAAAGCAAGAAAATCTTTTTCTGAGACTTCGATTGTTTTTGCCTTCTCAACAGCTTTTTCCTCTGTTGTTTCATTTTTTATATCTTGTGTCATATATTTTATTCTTTAGGTTTGTTAGCGTCGCCTTCGTCTTTCTTCTCGTTTAGCCCTAAGCTTTCTTCTAGTCCTTTTGCTGCATCTGATAAAGGTTCTTTCTTTTCCCCTGCAGGTTTTGGACCATTACCTGAACCGCTATTAAAGGCTTCAGATACAATGTCATTTTTTCTATCAGGCAAAACTTGTCCGACAGCAAGTTCAAAGCTTTGATTAGGATCTACTCCTGATTCTACAAGTTTATCAAAAAGTGTCTCAACGCTCTTTTTTTCCTCTTCATCTGTAAACTGACCAAACATCTTTTCTTTCATTTGTTTAGCTAATGCTATCTCAACACCTTGTTTCCCAGCTTCTTTAGCTTTCTCAACGATGTCATCTACATCCACCTTTTCTCCGGCTTTTGTAATTTTACCTTCATCGTCCATCTCGAATCCGCTTTCCTTAAGCTTTTCATTAGCTGCTTTCATTTGAGCTCTCATCTTTGGCCAATTTGGATTTTGGCTGTCTTTTAATTCCTTAAGCTTTTCAATAGGATCTTCATCCTCTCCGAGCCCAAGCTCTGTTTTTAATAAACCGAAGGCTTCATTAACCTTCTTTAATCCTTCTAGTTCTTTCGCTGATTCTTCTGAAGCCTTGACCTCTTCCTCTGTAGGAATTTCGATCTCAGTTCCATCCGCCAGCTCTACTTTTTTTGGCATGTTTTTGGTGCTCATTTCCCACTACGTCTTGCAAGCCCGTAGGTAGCTGTGAGCATTAATAATTAAATTGCACTATTTAAATCATTGGTGCTAGGTTTATCTTTCCTAGGATCGTTAATTTGTTCTAATCTACCCTTCAATAATTCTAGTGCTACAATAGTTCTTCTTGCTCTGTTTACATCTTCGAAGGTTTCTGACTCTCTTGCTATGTAATTTACACTATCTGCAATTAAATGATTTACTTCATTAACAAATGTTTTATTATTCAGTATTAATTGTGCATCACCGAAATATGTTACTTGGCTTTCCATTGACTGATTTTCATGATCGAACCACTTAACCCCTCGCCCCATGGCTTTCTCTATAACTAACTCCGGTATTGCCTTATCTGTCACTTCCTGAAACTTCTTAACTAAAAATGCGTTAGCTTCTTCTAGCCCTTTAATCCTCTTCTTGTTTTGAAAAAATTGTTTTATCATACTTGATCAGTTACTGTATTAAGTGATGGTCTATTTTGCTCACCGGATACGCCACCTTCTTTTAATTGGTCTCCCATTTGCGTCTGGCCTCCGCCCTCTAGCCCAGCCAGCCCTTGCTCTACTTCTTTAGCTAACCCCTGCTCTTCTGTTTCTGCCCCTTGGCGTTGCTCGTCTTTGAACATATCCTTAGTCTGCCAAGTAGATTCATATTCTTCAATTAGAGTATCTGCATTTAATTGTCTTCCAGTTAGTTCACTAATTCCAGCTGCCTGTTTAATTTTATCTGTAAACATAACTTTATTAAGAGGACTTCCGTCACGTTCCTTCTGTACAACCGCCACATACCAGTTCATAGCAACCCCGATTAGTCTCTTCACATTAATTACAACGATTCTGGTAGGTCGGCCCACTCTCTCTTCCTTCTGTTCAAAATCAAACATTCCTTCTTTTTCCTCTGGTGTTATATCTCTATCCATTAATTGAATAATCTTTTTGCCCTTCTTCCCATTCTCGAATGTTCCTTCTAAATTTGTAAATTTTTCAAACACCGGAATAAACTTATTTGTAAGTTCGTCAAACAAGTTTTTCTTAGGTTTAGTAAAGTTATCCATCACATTATATAATCTCAAATATGTAGCATTCCTTTTCCCGCGCATGAGCGCTAACAACGACAATCCTAAATTTTTGATAAATTGTTTTTGGTCATTTAATACCTCTGTCGCAGTAGGCGTCCCACCTTCTTTCTCTGCACCCGGTTTAACTCCACCAGTTATAAACCTTTCGGCTTCATTCTCAATCAACTGATACATATTAAATTCACCTGATGTAAGACCCTGATTTCCTGTATTTAACAACTCAATCTCTTTAGCATCAACACCTTGTGTGATAGCACCTGCTCCCCATATATCTTTAGAAAATATCTTCTTAGATTTGGTTACCATTGGTGGTTCAATTACTTGTCTAAACTTCCTTATCATTAATCTAATCATTTCACTGTTTAACCCCTGTAGAGTTTTAGCTGAAGAGACTAATGATTTACCATAAGCAAAATCTAGGGCGATTCCCTTAACTGCTTGCATGTCCATATTGTATCTTCTGTCTGGTGTAACTGTATATGGTAGTGGAGCTGGTTCGTCGAACATCAACACACCATTTATCTCTATCATAAACTCATCATTTGTAGGATCTATATAGTGTATTTCCTCTACATCGTCGTCGTCTAGGTCATTCATTCTATATCCGAATGGTTGATTTTTCTTAGGGTTCCCTGCTTTTACAAAATTCCAATTATTCCATAGTCCATATTTCTTTTTTGCTTCTGCGTATGATTTTCTATAATATTTAATTATATATGGTTGCTCCTGAAATCTATAAAATGGTAGTGTGATGTCTCCTAAATAAACTTGTAATCCTGATATAATCCGTTTTTTTGTATAATGGAATGTCTGTGTTTTTATTTTAGATGAAATTTTTCCACCCTTCTCGTCCATTTTTAAAGTACCTCTATTTAAAATTGAATCATATACGTCTATCTCTTCAGTAAATACTGCCCTTTGTGTCAATAACTCCCTGATCCATTCCTCCCAGAAGTCATCATCCTTCTCTATTTTATTTGTTCTACTTATTATATCTGCGACATCTACTCCTAAATTAACCATTTCGTTGTCGTCCTTGTCGTATGCCAAAATCTCAGGTTGGAAATTTGTAGCTATTAGCTCGTTCCATACAACCTCAACTTTCTTCTCTGTAACCCCTGTCACTACTCGGACCTCATCGTCATTCTTCTTTGGAGGTAAATATGAGTATGCAGCCCTTTTATTTAATTCATAGTCGTATTCGTAGCTCAAACCATCGAACTCTGGTCTTGCTTTATTTCTATCGTCTCTGGCTTTATTGAATCTTTTAGTATAAAAAGCCATCGCTTTTGTTTGTTTCTCGGATAATACTTGCGCCTCACCCTTAAATTTAGCCTCTTCAGTTGCTTGTCCAGGACTGAGTGATTCGTTTATTTTTTTATTTTCATCTGCCATATTATATTGGGCTATTTATATTATTATTACTACAATTCATTGTTCTAGCGTATTGTATTGGTTCATGACTTCCATTAGTATTCCTAAGTGCTGCTTCTCTTTCTGACGGCATCATTGTTTTTGGTTGATTCATCTCATCCTCGTCATTACAGAATGTAAGCATCAGCGCATCAGCGTGATTCGGTGATTTATATCCTTGCTTCTTCATTTTCTTCTTACTCATGATCTGAATCCTAGAATTCCTCTCTGTGGCCCTGGCATACTTAACCGATATGAGTTCTTCCTCCCATTCCTTGTGTTTGACTAATTCTCCTCCACTTCTTATCCATTTCTTTAGTCTTCCGTAATAGTTTCGGGCTCTTATATTTATATATAACTCGTCATCGTCTTCGTCATCGCACTTGTCTCCTACATCTATTCCATTTATATCTTTCCCTAATTTCGCCAACTGTAAACAGGTTTTCGCACCTACTCCGAACATATCTACATATACGTCGTCGTACGATATTCCATATAACCCACATAACCCTATTGTTATGTCGGCTATCTTCATTTCATTAGATTCCTTCTGTTCGTGTATTATCTGTGCTTTAAAACCATCCCTTATCACCCATGAAGTTTTATCATACCCTTCACCAGCCGGATCGATCCCCATTATTATACGTGATGACCAGAATGCTCTGGGGTCTTCTAAATTTCTTCTTTCTATTTGAACTAAATCTGATTTTTTTAATATAGGCGCATATCCTTCATCATCCACCATATCTTCCATTGGTGGTAGTCCTAGGACACGGATTCTGTATTCGTCTCCATCTGCACCGTACTTCTCTATAATACGTTTTACATATTTCTCATCAACAACCGGACTGTCTATAGATGAAAACGTAAACGCTTGCCATGCAGCCTTATCCCTATAGTGACTCTCATGAAAGTAACCAACTAATCTAGTATGATTTGAAAACATCATAACTAGTGGTGATTTTCCAGTCTGGGCACCCTCCATTGTTTCATATATGGCCTCAGGAACACCGGACGCCTCATCTACCAATATACATACATGTTCTCCATGAACACCCGCCAGGGCTTCAGGAGACTCTTTCCTCGCAGTCTTAGCTCTAGCAAACCATCTATTCTCACTATTCTGTTCAGTAGCGTTTTTGTCCTTAATTCTGATATATTTACTTTGCCAATCAAATAATGATTTCCATGGTTCCGGAACCTTTTCTATCCATATTGAAACTTCTTTCCATAGCACATCAAACATCTGATTTTCAGAAGGTGAGGTACATGCTACCTGCGCGTCCTTGTGTACAAACAGATACCATATTAGGACCCAACTCATAGCACAACTCTTTCCGATACCATGTCCTGAAGACACTGAAATTCTTGACACTGCTCCTTCTGCTGTGGCCAGCTCTACCGCAAGTAATGTAATCCACTGTTGCCATGTGATATGTTTTCCAAATATGAAATCTTTATTGTCCCAGTATTCTGGATGTTTTGAAAGTTCTTCTAGTTTTCCATTTTTTACTAGTTCTTTAACTGTATTTTTATATTCTTCTTTAACTGGCTGTGGCTTTAGTTTCCACATCATCCAGATAAACCTAATAATTGATTTTTTAATAATCTTTACGACTTCCTGATCTTTCTCTGATACTTTTTTCTTTTTAGCCATAACTTTCTTGCTGGTTTTAAAGGGGGGTGTTTTTTTGCCCCCCTCCTTTTTTTAGTTGTGTCGCTGTTTTGCTTTGTTGAATGCCCTTCTTCTTAACTTCTTGTAATTGTTTCTGTTAATCCAGTTAAAGAAAATGTTAAGCATTTTGTCCTCCTTTTTGTTTATGTGAAATTAATCTCTTGGTAATTCTTTTATTCTTTCAAATTTAATAACTGGGTCTGTTGAGTTGTGTTGATAGATTTTTCCGTCTTCCATCTCTAAAAATAAACCTGTTCCAAATTCATTTCCATCATGGTCGTTGTAATAAATGTTTTTTACTTTATCCATTTAATTATTTAACTTTAATTATAAATATCCTTTAGTTAAAGTTTAGCCTTTAAGTTTAAGTATGTTTATTTATTGTGGTTTATTAAAAAATTCATCGTAAATAAAGTCTAAAGCTTTCTGTCCAGCTTTGTGTTTAGGCGTCTCTTTAGGTGCTAATCCCCAATTCAACCAGAACTTATCAACTATTCTTTTATATTCAGGATTTATTTTAACTTTCTCCATATAATTATTTAGTCTTACGTGTTTAAATTTATATGTCTCTTGCACACGTTGTTGGTATGTGTCTATTTGGTGTACACGTTTATTTATTCTGATATATCAAATCATCGCCCTCTAAATATTTATGTCTTACTCTAAGTCTTTCTACGTCCTTTTCTTTAAAGTCTCTTATTACGTTTTCCGTTCTGACATAAATCTCGTAGTAAAAAGAGTTATCCTTTGAATTTTCCCAAGTTTTTACTATAACTCCAATAGTAATATCGTCAACTATTACTATATCCCCAAATAGATATTTTGCTTTCTCCATATAATTATTTAGTCTTAGTTTTGTTTTGTAAATACTTTTAACCATAACGGAAAACCTGCTAAACATCTTAATGCTCCTCTACTTTTCTTGTCTGTATTTTGGGGGTCTTTACAACTCCAACAGATTGCTAACTTTTTATTTATTATCATTAATCTCATATTCTATTTTTTAAAATATCCTCTAACATCAAACCAGCTCCATATGTAGTAGTATCTCCAAAACTTCTTATCCTTTAATAATTCTTTTTTAAGTTCTTTAAAATTCATTCATTTTTCTTTTACGTTGCTTATATTTGTTAGCTTCTTTTAATTCTAGGTCTAAAGCACCTTCTCCGTATTCGTAATAATGTTTTCTTACTCTGCTTAAGAACTTCTTTAAAGCTTTCTTCATTTATTTATTCTTTATATTGTTGTTATAAAGAATTATGAAATAATATAAAATTATACTGTAGACTAATTCTTTATAAAACCATGGTAGGGGAAAGTCTACGGATGTATTCCGTGGGAGTGTATACACTCACTTTCCCCACTTGTAATTGCCAGCCGTACCATGCTGTCGGTGGCTTCTCACTCACCGAAGCAAGTAAGGTAATCTAGGGAATTCTAGCCCCATATACTCGATTGATGACGTCCTAGTACTTCGGATAGTCAATTAGCTATAGTTGCGGAGATGGGAATTGCACCCACGACCTCCTGATTATGAGTCAGACGAGCTGCTACTGCTCTACTCCGCTATTATTTATTTATGGTATGCTATTGACATTCTACTTCGTTTAATATATACTAGAAGTAGACTTTATAAATTAATTTTAAAAAAATTTTATGGAACGCGAACCAATTATGAATTACAACAAGCAAAACACATTCTTTAATTTCTGTCATAGGGATTTAGGAATTGAGGATGTACAGGGGCACCTTAAAGAACTATATCTATCCGGAATGAGTAGTAACCATATAGCGGAGCATTTCTATAAGAAGTATGGACGAGTTATATCCCCTAGGGGAATTGACCATTATCTTAAAGAAGATGATACCTTTAAGAGAAGGACCTATAGTGAGGCTAAGAAGCTCGCTATGAAGTCTGGGCGGATGATTTACCGGAAAAAGCCAGAGCATGAAAAATATAAGGCAAAATATGTCTCAGTTGGAAAAAGAATACAGGTATTACAGAGAGATGACTTTAGATGCTGCTTATGCGGAAATGGACGACACAACGGGTATTCAGTTGAAATACATCATAAGAAACCTGAAAGTTCTGAGTTGGTAGATCTACAAACACTATGTTACCAGTGTCATAGGGGGTTACATGCTCTACAGAGAGAGGCTGAATAAGCTTCTCTTTTTTGTTATACTGACTTTATTTATTTTTGTCAAGTTGCTTTGAAATTTTAAAATATTTGGTATGGGACGTATATATATAGGTGGGGTGGGTCTTGTGCGTGGGGTCGCTCCACTTGAAATAGGTTTTTTCAATAAATACATCAAAATGCTAACAAATAAGCATAAACAATAGTATAATGATTAACTTCGTTCAATGATTAAAATAGTAGTCAAAATGTATATTATGCGACGTTCCCCTTTTATGTGCTAATGTTAGCCATGTATCACGCACAGCAATATCGCCTTTCATATTTGCTTGACAATATGCTCTATTCATCCTGTTCTTTCATCATATCACCTAAAGAAATATTGCCTTTGACGTTCATGTCTACCTCTTGCTTGTCTTTAAAGCCGTGATTGTTCTTCAAATCAAAGATAATACCTACCTTTTGCCCTGTTTCACTGTTCAACCGTTCTTCTTTACTTGCAAGGATCATCTCCTTAACTTCCTTTATTGTTCCAAAAAACTCTTGGTCTTTACTGTAATTAACTATGGTTTCTCTGTCTACTTTTAAGAAAACAGCTAATCTTGCTATTGTTGCTGGTACTTTATTTACCTTTACATACTCCCAAAACTTAACGATTAAACCGTCTAACTCCTTCACTGTTTTAAAAGCTTTGGGTCTACCCATTTTGGCTCTATCTTTTAATTGTGCCATATTTTTTGAGTTCTTTTATTATAACTTAATTATACCATGTTTCCTGTTAAATAGTCAAAACACGTCATTTCACCCTAAATAGACCAAAAAGCGAAGCTCAAAATTGCTCTCTAAGCGATTTAAAATAAATAGTTGACTACTAACATTTTCATGTTGTGATTTATCCATAAAATAAAGAATAACAGTTTTAAACCTTTATTAATAGGCTGAAAGTGATTTTGTGTCGTGTTACGATAAATTTCCTAACCCTATTACTATTACTACTACTATTACTACTATAATATACTATTTTATATAATTAAGTTATATACCAAGTACATCAGACACAGGGACTACGAAAGACTGGAAAACATTAAGAAAAGTGAAGTTCTGTAACTTGTTATTAATCTGTTACTTGTTCCTATTCCACGTATAATTTTCTATTACAAATAGTTACTGTTTTTTATGTAACTTGCAAAGTAAATAAAAACATGATAAACTTAAATTAAGAACACCAAGTTACATTTAATTAACTAACAATAAAAACATGAAAACATGCACCAAGTGCAAACAAGCAAAAGAACTCACTCAATTTAGGAAGTGTGAACAAGCAAAAGACGGCAAGCTCCGCCATTGTGCTGAATGCGGGGATAAAATGAGGGTTAAAAAATGGAGACAAGACAACAAGGAGAAATACAACAAGTATCAGAAAAAATACGCAAACAGGGCCAAAATAAAGCCAACAAATCAATACCAGTTCATGCAAGCAAAACACAACACCCAACTAAAAACTACCAACCCAGAAGAATACTGGAACAAATACCACAAAGAATATTGGAAACAATACTGGAAACAGCATATGCAAGAGGTTTTTGATAACCGCTTTGACTGTTTCTGTGCAAAAAAGGATAAGGAAGTGACAGAAGAGTTGTCCACCTTTAAAGCAAAATTAGCACAACAAAAAGATCAACCCTATGGATAAAACAAACTTTCACTATAAAACCCCCATAAAACATAACATTTATGGGGGTTTTATAGCTATTGACAT